AAGCGTCCCTGGGCGGCTCTCACAAACCGGAAACGATTTTTTAGCAGATTATGGAACTTTAACGGAGACAGAATGTTCTTCGCTGGAACCTTTTCCCCTTCGCACCAGCTCAAGTAAGCGGAATACAGGTCGCTTCCTTTCACCCTGCCAAAAGGGTCTTCGAGCAGGCAGTCGTCCACGAAGTCAGCCAAGACGTCCGAGTCCTTCTGATAAGCTTTCACGAGCTCGGTTAGCGGCTCCTGTTTAGGAAGTCCTAGCTCATACCAATCTTTGGCTCCTTCCACGAGCCAGGTAAGAATTCCCGGAGCTTCCTGCAGTAACTTGTCCTTCAGGCGCAGGTCAATTTGGTCAGGCGGAATCTCGTTCGTAAAAGGGAAAAGCACTAAGCGTCGCCAGAAGCCTTGGGACGAGTCATGAACGTCAGGTTTGCGGTTGACGCTTAACCAAATCTTGCAAATTGGTTCAAACTCAAAAAAATCCCTATACATCTTACGGGCGGTTACTCTCTCCCCTCCTACTAGCCCTTTGAGCCTGGCCTCGTTTAAGCGGCTAGCGCTTCCCGCTTCGGAAGCGGTCACAAACCGTTTCCCCGCTAACATAGCCACGTCTGATGAGGGGGCGCCGGTGTATGACAAAGTCGCCTCAAAAGTGGTAAAGGGAACATTCACCCCATAGCCGGCAAGCACGTCCAATATTACTGCTAGTAAAGTGCTTTTCCCATTCGCCCCTCGCCCCCAAAGCATGAAAAAGACCTGCTCTTCACTGTTGCCAGTAACGGAATACCCCAAGCTCCGCTTCAACAGCTTCTCAAAATACCGCTTATCTTCTTCCCCTTCCTGGCTGAAAAGCCCCTCTACGAACGCTTCCCACTTAGGGGCACGAGCGGTGGGATCGTAGCCCACAGAAGTCTTACAAGTCACCCAATAGTCGGAGCTAGGGGGCGTAAATTCACCCGACCGCAAGTCTACCCAGCCGTTGCTGGTAACTAGGATGTGTTTGTCGTCTTTGTAAGCGAAATTCCCCACGGCCATAAACCCTCGAACCAGCTTTTCTATCGCAAAGACCCGATGAGCAGTTTCCAGACGGATAACTTGCTTTTGCATAGGTGCATCTACGACTTCCCGAAGTCGTTGGACGAATTGAGCTACTACCACTGCTAGAGAAGAGTCTGGAACCGCTTCCCAAAATAAACCGTTCCAGTGATACCACCCTACAGCTTCACTCCAGCGGTAAGATGAGTAATACGTCGCAAAGGCTCTAGCGATTTCGACCTCCGTCAGAACTACAAAAGGAAAGGTTCGCAGAAAAGCAGTTAAAGGGTCTTCAGAAGAAACCCGCACTGTGACTTCTTCAAAAGCGAGCTCGGAAACAGTCCTTCTCATCTGAAGCCAGTTCGTGATATCAAAGCCCGGAAGGGTTACTCCTAATGCTTGCCAGCTTACTAGCTTCACAGACTTGGCAACTTCAACGAGGTTGTCGGCTACTTGCCGGGCGTGACGTAAGCCTACCTCGTCGTTATCGGGAACCACGATGCAGTTCCGATTAGCTAGGAAGCGGCTATACTGGCTTTTCCACTTCCCCGCGCCGCCCGGATTGCAAGTTGCAACTTCTCCAATTTGACGCAGGCTTTCTACGTCCTTTTCGCCTTCTACTATCCATATAGGCTTTTCCGGAGGCGCTTTTACAACTTCAGGCAAGTTATAAAGCGTCCACAAAGACGAAATGCCTTTATACTGATACCTCCCTTTTGCCGGGCGCCTTTGAAAAAATCTTTTTCCTTTCAGGCGAATAACTTCAAACAAAAGCTCCCCGTCGGGAGTCGTGTAAGGATATACCGCCTCTATGTCCTGGACATCCGCCTTTGTGGGCGTGAAGCGACGAGGCTTGAGCAAGACTCCTAGCCGGGCATAAGCCGCCACTACGTCTTCATAAGAACACCCGGCAAAGCAGTGAAGCAGAGCTTCCCCGTCAGGAGTTGCGGTTACCTTCAGCGACGGCACTTTGTCGTCGTGAGCGGGGCATGTGGTCAACACCCCACCCGAGATTGACTTCACAGGGCGTGATAAGCGCTGTAAAGTTTGCAAAAGGACTTCGTATTTCATATAACCCTCCCAGGTATGATAGGTATGATAAGTCCAGCATACTACAAAGTGAGGTGAAAGTCAAGACTTCGTGAAGGGAAAAAGAGGGGGGGATTTTGTTTTTTTACCCTCCCCTTTTCCAGTTTTCCTGGAGTTTTTTTAGCCAAACTGAAAATGTGATGTTTTTCACAAATGCCCTAGATTTAGTTTTTAGCCAGATTAAAACTCCCACACACAGTGTGCGAGTTTGACTTGACAGCGTCACCTTTTGCACTGACTTTTTCCTAGCTAACTATTTGAAAATGAACGAGAAATGCTAATTTAAGGGGTTTTTTTACCAAAAAAATGAATTTAAAAAAAACCTTGTAAAAAGCGAAAAAACGCTAAAATTATACAAAGAACAATAAGGAAAGTCGAAAGTGAGCACTAAACGAGTTTTCCCTTATTTTTCAAGCATTTAGCCCAAAAATCGCTAGTGCTCGGAGTGCCGACGTATTGCAAAATCTAGACAATATGTGTGGATTTTGAGCGGTTTTACCCCTTTCAGACCCGTCCGGAGGGGTGGTTTGAGCATTTAGTGTCAGGTTGACACTAATTCCCATTTTTTCATGCCCATTAAAAAAAATCTGGGGATTCGGAGGGACTTGCAAGTGATTTCCCTTTGTTTTATCCTTCAGGGCATGAAGTTAGAAGTTGTTCCTACGACGACTTGCCAACAGCAGTCATCGAACCGCCTGTTGGCCATACCGCTTTGCGCAAGTTGCATGAACGAGCGCTGGAAAAAGATTAGGGGGCGGGGATATGGGTAAGGGCAAGTCGTATTTGCCGGCCAAATTCACAGGTGTTGTTCGTAAGTTCCTTAACGAACCGGCGAGCAAGGTAGACGCTTTTAACAGCTTGTCGCAGTCAATGGGCTTTACTTACGAACCAAAAATTTATGAGGTGTTTATTGCCCACCTGCTCTTCTCGGCTTTAACGAGGCAGGACGTAAGCCTGCTTTTGAATATTATTGGCAGACTTGACCAAGACGAGCAGGAGAAGGGAATCCCGATCGACGAAGACCGTCTACGGGCGATGCTAGCCAGGCACGTCCGTCCGGTAAGTTGTCAAGAAGCTATTGACAAAAAAAAGGATGACCCCAGTGGCGACGACAATGGGAAAGCCGATTAACCTGTTGGCTGTAGCGACCGCTTTGGCTAAAGCTCACTGCCTTGACACCGGGCTTTTGCTCATTCCGATCTACGAAGCGGCTCCTTTTCACGAAACCATTGCCGATAAGTTAGAGGAAGCGATAATCCGAGGGCGGGGGCGGGTGATAGTCAACCTGCCCCCACGTCACGGGAAGAGTGAGCTGATAAGCCGGGTGCTACCCGCCTGGTATTTAGGGCGTTCTCCTAATAGAAACGTTATTTGCGTTTCCCATACCTTGGAGCTTGCTCGGACTTTTTCCCGTCGAGCGAAGAGTCTAGTCGATAACCCTTACTACCAACTCACCTTTGGGGTGGCTCTAGACAAGTCCGAAGGAGCGGCGGCTCACAACTGGGGCTTAACAAACGGGAGCCGCTTTTTAGCGGCAGGGGTCGGAGGCGCTATTACAGGATATGGCGCTGATCTACTAATAATTGACGACCCTATAAAGGACTCCGTCCAGGCGCAATCGGCAACTTATCGTGAACGCCTCAAAGATTGGTTCCGGGAAGTAGCTTTGCCTAGACTAACACCTACGGGAACCGTAATCGTCGTCATGACTAGGTGGCACTTTGATGACCTTACAGGCTGGCTGTTAAGGGACTGTTCTTCAGATTCTCGTGGCGACAAGTGGGAGCTTTTGCGTTTCCCGGCAATTCAGGACACGGAAGGGAATCCTCTAGACCCACGACCTATCGGGGCGCCTTTGTGGGCAAGTCGATTTGACAAAGCAAAGCTCGACCAAATAGAACAAGCCATCGGAACCAGCGCTTTTGCCGGGCTTTATCAACAAATTCCGGCTTTACCTCGAGGGCAGGTCTTTGATATCGAACACTTTCGCCAGGACTTTGAGCTCGACAATCCTCCTGCTTTTCAGAGGCTTGTGGCTTCCTGGGACACAGCTTACGAGGCTCACGCTCGAGCGGACTATTCCGTAGGGACAGTATGGGGGGACACCGGTCAGGATTATTGTCTCGTTGACCTAGTTCGGGGTAGGTGGAAGTTTCCGGAACTCAAAAGGCAAATTTTTTCTCTTGCAAAGAAGCACAATTGTGCTATTATACTTGTCGAAGCAAGCGCCTCGGGCAAGGACGTCGTAGCCGAACTCCAGGCTACTAGCGACCTCCCGATAATAGGGGTTGAGGTTGGCAAAGGGGACAAGGTGGCAAGAGCCAGCGCTATTACCGGACGAATTGAGGCAGGGCGGGTTAGGCTCCCGAAGTATGCGCCCTGGCTTCAGACCTTTTTGAAAGAGGTCAGGGAGTTTCCTGCTGGTGAGCACGATGACATCGTAGATAGTATGGTTCAGGCGATTCGTTGGCTGACCCGATATTCGTCGACGACGCCTGTTATAGGACTATGAGCATGGGGCTTTTTGACAAATTCCGCAAAAAAACAGAACAAAAAACACTAATCGCCTCCGAGGCGCTATTGGCCATCGGCGGGGGCGAAGATAGGTTTGCTGACTTTTCTCGAGAAGGATACGAGGCCTGCTCGACGGTCTATCGGTGTGTGAACTTGATAGGTCAAGCACTAGCCAGCCTCGAATTCGTAGTGGTAGACACTACAACAAATGAAGCGATACCGAACCATCCTTTGTTAAATCTACTTCGCCGTCCTCAAGAGTGGTTAGATTGCAACCTAGGGTACGTTTGGACTTTGTCGATGCTACTTGGTGGGCAAGCTTTTGTCTGGGGCAACGGGGCGGGTGAAACTCTGGAACTTGTTCCGATCCCCCCCACAGAGATAACCCCTCGTTGGGGCACCCGATGGGGAGAAATTATCGGCTTTGATTGGACGAAGTATGGTAAATTCCTCCCACCCGACGAAGTCCTTTATTCATACTTCCCTCACCCACGAGACTATACGAAGCCTCTAGCGCCCCTCAAAGCCGCCGCTAGGGAAGTGGATGTGTCCAACGAGGCGATGAGGTGGAACCTGTCGCTTCTGCTTAATTCCCAAAAGCCTCCTTACTGGATTGGGATTGAGAAGGGTGCCGACTTTTCTCTGACTGACGAACAACTACGAGATATCAAACGTCAGCTCCGAGAAGATTACGGTGGCGCCCGTAATGTAGGGAAGGTTCTCGTTCTTAACCGACCCGGGCTACGTCTTGAGCAATACGGGTGGTCACCGCAGGAAATGGACTGGCTCCGAGGTGTTGAGAAGGCGGACGTGAGGATAGCGAATGTTTTTAATATCCCTCCGGAACTAGTTGGTGGGCAAAAGACTTACGAGAACTTTCGAATTGCTAACCGAGTCTTCTGGGAATCGGCGGTGATTCCCTTGGCCAAGCGGTTTTGCGACGAGCTTACATACTGGAATCTTTTAAAGCTTTACCCGACCTGCAAACTGACCTGCGACTGGGGGAAAATTCCAGCGCTTCAAGAGGATGAAGATTCACTCATTGCCCGCTTGGTGAAGCTCGTTGAAGCTGGGATCATCACCCGGAACGAAGCACGACAGGCTTTGCGATTGCCTAGAATCGACGACCCAGCGGCAGATTCACTGACTGTCCCGTCAAACGTAATCCCTCTAGCTATGGCTGGAGAAGCGGAGGCAACACATGAAGAGCAGATATAGAATGCCTCCAGTATTGGTTCTCAAGCGACTCCTTCGCCGCTGGGACGGAACTTTACAAAAGAGTCTGTTAGACTTGTTCGACAAGTGGCGAATAACCTTACCCGTTCGAGAAGTCTATAACAACGGTGGTGCGACCATTAAATTGCTGACCACTTGGAGGAACGAAGGGATTAGCTGGTATCAGAGCCACCTGCCGATTTGGGCATGGCTCCAGCGCCAAGCTGTTAAGAACACTTCCTGGGCAAAAGCTGATACTTTAGGCCAAGTGCTTTATCAAGATTGGATTGACTCGAGGAGCGTAGTCATTGGGGAGCTTTTAGCAAACGTAAACGCTGAAGTGATTGGTGAAGTTCTACGCACCTGGAGCGAGGCAAGTTGGACAAAGCTACAATCGGAATTGAGGGCTTCTATCGGCTTACAGCCTCGGCAATACCGTGCCTTTGTTCGTCAAGCAGAGAAGCTGGTAAAGCGCTACGGTGAGGAAAAAGCTCTCAAGTATATCGAAAAGCTTTATATGCGAAAGCTCCGTTACAGAGCGAACCTTATCGCCCGCACGGAAATGCGAATGGCTATTACTGACGCTCAAATGGCCGATATCGGCGAGAAGCTCCGATACGGGCTTCTCCCCCCTGACGTCGAGAAGCGTTGGTCGACGAGGGGGGATGATAAAGTCTGTTCCAAATGTCAACTTAACGAAGCGGCAGGTTGGATTCCTTACAATGCGTCTTTTCCCACCGGAGCTGGTTCTCCGTCAGACTCTCACCCTGGGTGCCATTGTGGGATTCAGTTCCGAAGTCGGTCAAGTCGGTTTTATTAAGCTTAACCTAATAGGAGGGTTAAAAAATGTATTATAAGACTTTAACGTTAAAAGCAGATATCGGCGATGAAGCAGATTACTGGAAGGTCGAAGGTTATGCGGCAATCTTCGATAAAGTTGATCGTCACCTCGATAGGATTGAGCCGGGAGCTTTTAGCAAGTCTTTGGAAACGCACGGCGGGGTTCTGCCCCTGCTTTGGCTTCATAACTTCGATTATGTGCTCGGCGATGCTAAGGCTGTAGAAGACAGAAAGGGGCTCCGAATAGAAGGCCGAATGTTGAAAAGTATCCCGAAAGCGCAGGAAGTATATTCGCTTGTCAGGGCGGGCGTGGTAAGCGCCATGAGCTTTGGATACGTCCCGATAAAGACGACTTTTGACGGCAAGCATCGTCTGATCAAAGAGGTCGACATCCGAGAAGTATCCTTGACGCCTCGGTCAATAGCGGCGAACCCGGGGACGGAAGCTTCCGTAAAGCAACTGGCGTTAAGCGTGCTTTCTGGACCTGCCGCTTATAAAGCGGTGAAGGTCAGCGATACAGGCGAAGCTGACCGATGGTATTCGTTCAAAAGCGGGGTTGTGATAGGAATTCATGGGGGCTCGACTTCAGAAGTGCTTTTCCCTGATACATGGTCGGACGACCATGTAGCCGGCTGGCTCGAGAAGAGCGACCTGGACTTACTGGCATATGGAATCACGGCTTTTGCTATAAAGGCGGCTACAGCCTTCGAGGACTTGCCCTTGGCGGAACGAGATCGTCCCTGGGACGCTGATGGAGCTCGTCGGCGCTTAGCCGAGTGGGCGAAGCGTGGCGATGAAATAGACTTTACCAGATACCGCAAAGGATTTTTCTGGTATGATAGTGAAAAGCCGGAACTGTTGGGGAGTTACAAACTTCCCTTCGCGGATGTTATTAGCGGAACCTTAAAGGCGGTTCCTAGAGGCATAATGGCGGCGGCGGCGGCGATTCAGGGGGCACGAGGCGGGGTCGATATCCCCCGTCAAGACGTTCCGGCAGTTAAAAGACACATCGAACGTTACTATCGGAAGATGGATTTAACGCCGCCATGGGGGCAAGAAGAGTGAAAAAGGAGGGGTTGCTATGGGTTAGATAAAAGCTTATCAAAAGTTTCGTTTTTGTGTAAAGGAAAGTTTGACAAAAAATAGAAGGAGGTAAACATGGAAGAGCTCAAGGAACTGTTTGAAACCCTACAAAAAGACTGGCACGTATATAAGTCTGAAATAAAAGCGTTTGAGGAATCAGGACGACAAACCGCTGGGCGTTTGGCGGAGCTTGACCAAAAGTTGGAAAAGATAGAGGCCCAGCTCCAAAAGACCGAAGACCTTATCAACAAAGTCCGTTCGGAAAAGCAGGAGTTGGAAGCGCAGGTGGTGAAGCTGTCTCGACCGGTAGTAGAGAATACTTCAAAATACCTGTGCAAAGCGCTCGAGCTCGAGGCAACTCGTCCTGACGCTCAAGAACGGAAAGTGGCTTTTTGGCGGGCGCTATACGAGCCCGACCGAATGCCTTCAGAACAAAAAGCTCTGACTCTAAAAGACCCCGAAGCTGGAGGATATCTGGCTCCACCTGACTTTGTGAACGAATTGATAAAGGGCGTAATCGAAAGTGCTCCTGTTCTCGACTTAGCTAGAGTTCGGTTAACGGCAAGTGGGCAGATGGTAATCACTCGTAGATCAGGCACCATTACCGCAGTTCGACGGGGGGAGCTGGAATCCAAGTCGGAGACGACAGGACTAGCTTATGCTAGTGAGGCAATCACACTTCCTGAAGTTTACTGCTATCAGAACGTGTCCGTTCAGCTTCTCGAAGATGCCGCTTTCAATCTGGAAGCAGAATTGTACGATGAGTTCCGGACGGCAATTGCGGCGAAGCTGTCTTCGGAATTTGTTAGCGGGCTTGGGCCGTCGAATAATCAGATGGAGGGGCTTCTTACCAACTCAAGCGTCCAGAGCGTCATTAGTGGAAGCGCTTCTGCTTTGACCGCTGACGGCCTGATAACCCTAGTTGAAAGCCTTCCTGCCGCTTATAAGGCAAACGCTAAGATGCTCTTGAACCGGTCGACTCTAGCCGCTTGCCGTAAGCTTCAAGACACGGCAGGGACTTTCGTATGGGCGCCCGGAACTTACGGCCGTAATGACGCCGACCAGCCTACTCTTGCCGGCGTCCCTTACGTCGTTTGCGCTCACATGCCGAACGTTGGGAGTGGAGCTTATCCTATCGTAGTCGGCGACTTCAAACGAGGTTACTTGATAGGGATGAAAGCTCAACTTGCCATTAAGCGGCTTGAAGATTCCACGCTTGACCAAGCAGGTTATGTCGCCTTCTCTGGACGTATGCGGGTTGGCGGCGGTGTGGTTCTTCCCGAAGCAATCTTGAAGCAGGTTGTGTCAGCTTCATAACAAGGATGGAGGTGAAAGCATGTTTCTAATAGGGAGTCTATTCAGCGACTTAAAAGCCACCGGGGCGATGACTAGCAACGCTCCGATTGCGGTCTTTTCTGCCGATGGCACCGCCACAGGCGCTACGATCGACTGTCTGGGATATGACAGGGTTCTGCTGACGTTCTTCTCGGGCACCCTGACCACGGGCACGTTCACCTGGGGGATTTACCATGGCGCCTCTTCAGACATGAGCGACGAAGCGGCGGTAAGTTCAACAGACATAAAAGGCACGATTCCAGCGTGGGCGGCGACGGACGACAACGCTGTAACGACTGTTGAGGTCATTTGCCGGAAGCGCTACCTACGAGTCAAGTGCGTGGGGGCTAGCACAGCGGTAGGGACTGTCGGTTGCGTAGCTTTGCGTGCGGCGCCTGCTCATGCGCCTGTGACCACGTGAGGGGATGGCTAGTATCGAGGGGAGCTTCGGCTCCCCCTCGAATAATGACGAGGCGCTTATGGGCTTACCTGTTTCTCTGGACATGGTAAAAGTCGCTCTAGGGCTTGACTTGACTAACGACACCTACGACGACTTATTAACCGCTATTATTAACGGTGTGGCGAAGGACTTTGAGAAGCTTTCCGGACGGCAGATAGCGATTGGCGCTGTTGAGGAGATTCTTGACCTCGACCGAGGTCAAGTTACGATTTACTTGAAAGCCTATCCCGTGGTCGTGAGTGACGAGCAGACCTTTTCGTTGTGGCTGTCTCCTTCTAGAACCTTTGACGACTCGTCACTAGTAGACCCGTCTAACTATTACGTTGAGAAGTCCAGCGGGATTATTATCCTTACGAATTACCTAACCGGAACCGCAACGGCAAAGGTCTCTTATTATGCCGGCATGGCGGTTCTAGAAGAGCCAGAAGTAGGACAGGAGTTCTGGACTTTGTATCCTGACGTTGCTCAAGCCATTATTCACGACACGATAATAGAATATCGGAAACTCTCTACGCTAGGAATTGCTTCTCAACACGTGAGCAGTGATGCCGTTACTCCTTTGCCCCTGTTTGACCGAAGTCCGCTTTTCAAGCGAATCGCCGCTCAATACGGAAGGGTCAGGCTGTAATGAGTTTTGTAATCGAAGCGAGCGTTCACGTCAAAGTCCCTCCGAGGGACTTCAGGGGGCGGTTCTTCGCCGAACTAACTCGTGAATGGAATGCGGACATTCTGGCTTTTCGAGCTTTTATGCAAGACAGACATTTATCCGGGGGGACTACAGCAGACAGGCTGGCTCGTAGGTCGAGTAATCTTTATAACTCCTTGACTCACAGCACGGAAGTAGTAGGGGATGAGATAAAAGCTCGAATCGGCTTCCTAGCCGCAGTCAAAGGCTATGCGCTGGTTCATGAATATGGGAGTGCTCTTCGTAACATTCCCCCTCGTATGAATATGCGGGCGGAGTGGTCTCGAATCGAGCCCTACTTTGCCGATCGCACCAGAGCGGTCGTAGGAGGAATTTTCGACAGTGACGCTTCGTGACACTATTTTGCAAGCCTTTCAATCGGCGCTCGAAAAGGCGTGCACCTCGGGCTGGTCGGTCAGTCTGGACAATGGGGTGAGTTTGACCAAGTTCCTCGGCCTAGGCTTTCCTGCCGGAGAAATGGCTACGACGAGGAATCGGTTCCTTACCGGCGGTGGCGGGGCAACGGTCTGGTGCGAAGATGTCAGCTTTAACGTCAATTTTGCGTATAAGCTCCCAAATACGATCGACATGTCGGACGGAGTGAAAGCGTTGATTTACATCCAGTCGGTCGACTTGCTGAAAGACAGAGAAGACCTCCAATATAGCTTTTACGTTGGGACGGTGCAAGATAGCAACTACGGCTTTTTCTTTAAAACCAAAAGTCAATTAAAAGCGGGCTGGCAGGAAGTCAGCTGGACTGCCGACGACCCGCAGAAAATCGAGGGTGGGACGGTCGACTGGACACAGGTGGAATATGCTTTTTGCGAATTCAGGCTTGACAATGAGCAAACCCCTTTCACATATGACTTACTAGTCGTAGACAGCATATCGAGCTATGACTACCGCCCTTTGCTGGAGAAGGTATATCCTTACCACTCTATCCCGGCGACTGTTCCTTACCAAACTTACGGCGCTTTTGGAGTCTTAACCGAGACTTGGAACAGTCTATATCCCCCTCTGACCACTAATCGCTTGACGCTTAGTGTTGACTTGTGCAAGAGGAACGCCGCAAGCGCCGAAACGTTGGATAGCTTAGCTCAACTAGTTAGCGGAGCTCATCAGGCGCTGTTATCCGACCCGATTCTTAACGGGTTAGTAGACTCCGTCCAATTCCGTGAAACGTCGTTTTCTGTCAAACCTGGGGCTACCTGGGGTATAGCTACAGTCTTGGTTGATATTACTTATTCGACCTTGTTTAGCCAACCAAGCTTGAGGTAGGTAGGGCATGACTGGAGAAGAATATCAGGAGATAAAGGCGGCTGTAAAGGACGTAGTTCTAGCCGCTCTACCTAGTGAGGTTAAAGGGGTCTTTCTCGACAATGCTCTGGTTAGCGGGGAGGCGACTTTTCCTGCGGTCTACGTCGACTTTCTCGGGGCTGATATCAGAGACTCGGCAATTTCCCTACGTCATGCCGTTGAGGAGTGGTTCATCAAATGCCGACTTGTAGTTGCCGCTAACGCTTATGCTTGGGGGCTAGAGAATCTGGAAAACGCCGCCTTAACCTTGAGCAAGGCTCTGCTATCCGACCGCACACTAGGGGGGCTAGTTAATGATATAGTGAGAACAGCTTGGGAACCACAACTCGGCGTCAAGGGGCACGACACTCAAGTGATAGGTGTTGGTGTAACTTTAACCATTAAAAAACTTTGTCAGGAGGTAATATGACATGCCGACCAGATACTTAGGGATAGGAATAGAATCCACATACGGGACGCAGGCAGATCCGCTGTTCTTCGTAACTCATGCGCAATCGACGCTGGATACGCCGAAGAAGTCGCTTTTGCTACGTCCCACGGGGCTCGGACGAGTGGACGTAGGTGTCGATCTAGGGGCTTATATCCCAGAAGGGGGGATCGAGCTCGTTGCCGACCCTGCTATCATGCCTGTTTTCTGGTATCTTGTGCTGGGTGGTGACCCTAGCACAAATTCATCGTCTGTGAGCCCTAAAAGCGAATCTGCGCCGTCAAACTCGTCGGGGGTGATTTCCAAGACCTTGTCGTATCTTCCGGTCGTTCCTGGGTCTTTTACGCTTAAATTAACGGACACCCTTGTGGCTCAAGACGACGGCTTTGGGAAGATTGAAGAGGTTGGTTCGTCAGGAATTACTGGGACAATTGACTATTCCACAGGCGCTTTGAGATGCACCGGTGCTTCTCCTTCGCAGACGTATACCGCTTATTATTCAGCAGGGACTTATGTCCATACTATCAGCTTGGACACTGAACTATTAGAAATGCCTAGCGCCACTTTGTATGTCGGGAAGGATGTGTTCGAACACATCTTTCTAGGGGCTTGTTTCACAAGCTTCACTCTTGAAGCAGAACGGGACTACATCACCGTCAGTATGGACGTTGCCGCTCAAAAAGACCTGCAAGACACTATAAAAACCACTTCGGAAGTGCTGGCACTGACTCCGCAGTCCTACCCCTGCGCCTTTCATGCGGCGGCTTTCAAGCTAGGAACCTATGGAAGCACCTTAAACGACATGTCGGCAAGCGTGGAAAAACTGACTCTTAATCTAGACCTAGGCGCTGACGCAGAAGGAGGCGTCACTATCGGGAGTCGCTTCCCTAGAAGAATCTGGACGGGGGAAACGGAAATAACTCTTGAACTAACACTTGTCTTCAGCGACACCACCATGCTCGAAGCGTTTTGGGGATCGTCGAGCGGAGCGGGAAGCACGCTACCCACAGAATTTGCCGGGCAGATTATTGTTACCGGAAATAATCTAGGCTCCTTTACCATTTCCTTACCCAGGCTAATAATCGAAAGCTCAAAGCTTCAACCCAAAGGGCGGGATCGTCTATCACAAGAAATCACCGCACGGGTCTTGCTGGATAAGGCGACTTCCAAGATTCTGGAAGTCGAAAACTCATCGGTTTACGATCCGTTTGCATGATGAAGGGGAGGTGATAGTTTGGAAATTCCTACCATAGCAAACTTGGTAGTTAATGGGAAGCGAGCGGTTGTTGAGGTCGAAGTCGATGGAACCACTTATCAAATCCGCCCTCTGACAATCGGTGAACGAGCGCAGATAAAAGCGCTCTCCGGTCGAGCGCTGGGGCTGAAAGTCAACACCGGGACGCTGGCAACGGAAGTCGAAGTAAACACTGAAGAACTTTTAAAAGCTACCGAACTACAAAACGTGCATATTCTAGCCGCTGGACTGTCGGTAGAGAAGCAGTTGACCAGCGACGAAGTTTCTACGTGGCTCCTGCCCGGGAAAGTAGTCCAAAAGCTCGTAGAAGAAATCTTGCGGATTTCGGAGCTCTCCATCGACGACATTGCCCCCTTTCGTCTTTTCGGAGCTGGGGCAACAGCTAGGACTGCTGATAGTCAGTCAGGCGGTAAAGATTGATGACTGGTCAAGCTTAACCGCCGCTCAAATTGCCTTTTTTGAAAAAGTCTACGACCTCCAAGCCGAAGCGATTCGGAAGGCGTCAAGGAAATGAGCGTTTATCAAACCGTAATCGAGATAATCGGTCGAGACCAAGCTTCCGCTGAAGTTGCCAAGCTGGCAGAGAACATCGGCAAAATGGCGGCGGCGGTAAGGAAGTCCGTTTCCGACGCTGCTTCGTCATTTCGGGAACTTGGGGAAAAAGTCTCTGATGCGGGGAAGCAGATTACCTCGTTTGGCAAGAGCTGGTCATTAAATATCAGCGCCCCTATCTTTGCGATAGGCGGAGCTATTGCAAAGTTTTCCGGCGACTTTGAAGCTGGCATGAACAGAGTAGCGGCGGTCTCCGGAGCGACGGAAGCGGAGTTAGAGCAATTAAAAGCTCAGGCAATTGACCTCGGCGCCAAGACGGTCTTTTCCGCCAGCCAAGCCACAGAGGGCATGAGACTCCTAGCCACGGCAGGCTTCAACGTAAATGAAATCATGGCGGCGACGCCTGGCGTCATGCAACTAGCCGCCGCCGGAGCTGTCGACCTGTCTACAGCGGCAGACATTGCCGCTTCTACGCTTCGGGCTTTTGGGCTTCAAGCTTCGGAAATACAGCGGGTCAACGATGTCCTGACAAAAACATTTGTAAGCACCAATACAAATATCGTCGGTCTTGGCGAATCAATGAAGTATGTTGCCCCTGTAGCGGCGGCTATGGGGATCTCACTCGAATCTACGGCGGCGGCGATAGGTGTCTTGGGTAATGCTGGTTTTCAAGGGTCGATGGCGGGAACGATTTTACGGAATGTGTTAGCGGACATCACCACTTCCATCACCCCTACTGGCGAAGCGCTCAATTCTACTGGGGAAAAGATGCAGGCTTTGGGCTTGAACTTCTACGATTCGTCAGGAAAAGTGAAAGACTTCGCCGGGATAGTAGCTGAATTACAAGAAAAAGGCGTGTCTGCCGCACAGATCATGGACATGTTCGGCGAAAGAGCGGGTCCCGGACTTGTAGCGCTTGTCTCACAAGGTAGTGAAGCTTTAACCACTCTAACCGGAAGGCTTGAAGAAGCGGGAGGGACAGCTCAAGAGATCGCCGATAAGCAGATGGAAGGATTTCGGGGGCAACTAGAACAGCTCAAAGGGGCTCTCGAAAGTTTAGCGATAAAGATCGGCGAATCCGGAGTGCTCAAAGACCTGACCAAGTTTGTTGAAAAGATGACAAGCTTTGTGGAAAAACTCAATCAGACCAATCCCGAACTTCTCAAGATGATTCTCTATGTCGGGCTCGTAGTAGCCGCTATGGGGCCTGCGATAATAATCGTTGGAAAAGTCACCACCGCTATCGGCGGTCTAATGACCGCAGTTGGATGGATAATCGGACATTTAGGCGGCTTGAGCTCTGTTCTAGCTGTAGCCGGGTCCGCCTTATCGGCAATTGGGGAAGTAGTTCTAGGAATTGTTGCGGCGGCAATTACTCCCTTTGGACTAGCGTTAGGGGCTCTCATAGCCTCAATGGCGCTACTGGGGTATACCATCAGCAAGCACTGGGACGATATAAAGTATGAGTTTTCAGAAGCTTGGAAAAGCATCAAAGCCTGGCTCAAGGACGCTGTTGAGACCGTGAAAGGCTGGGGCGAAGCCATCGGCGAGAAAATTTCTGAAACCCTATCACGAGCCTGGGACTGGGTCAAGGAAAAGTTCCAGGCGATGATAGACTGGGTCAAAGGGCTCGGCAAGCGAATGTGGGAAGCGGGGAAGGAGCTTTGGGAACAGTTCACAGACGGAATCAAGGCTGTCTTTGAAAAACCGATCGAACTGGTCAAGGAAGGACTCGCCAAAATCCGGGACATGCTTCCGTTTTCCCCCGCTAAGGAGGGGCCGCTTGTGACCTTGCGTGAAGGCGGGGCGGGAATAATGAATGAAGTCGCCGCCGGAATCGAAGAAGGAAGCGCGGCTCCCGTAACAGCGGCTTGGAAGACTCTAGCCACGATAAATAGTATGTTAAGTGAATGGATGGCCGCCCCACAGTTCGGCGGAACAGCCGCCATGCTGACTAGACTCCCTATGACCTCTCAAGCGTCAGCACCGATCAACAATATCACACTTAACGTTAATGGACCGCTCATGGGCAACGAAGCTGACGCCCGACTTTTAGCTCGTCAGATTTCCCAATACACCTCTACGGAGGCTCGACGATGAAGCCGCTCGTAGAGCTCCTCCACCTAGTCTCTGCTGGCGGGTCGGTAGTCTACTCTCAAGACGCCGGCGGCGGGCAAATGGACTGGGGGACATTGGAAGATAGTCAATTCTACGAACTCTGGTCGGAAAGTAACCAAGCATACTATGGATATGCCCCCGGCTCGTCTGGCGGAGTTCTCTTAGGCATGGAATTCGTTCCGACTTCAGAAAATTGTAGCGGAAAAGTTACCCGAATTTCCTACCGAATCGCCCGAAGCTCAACTCTAGGCGTTGACGGCAAGCTTTTTCTGATGCTTTTTAAAGAAGACGAAGACAACACTTATATTGGAACATCGTTAAATTATTATTCGATTAACGAGCTATCTACTGACTGGCAGTGGCTCGACTGGGAATTTGACATTGAGTTGACACTTGACGAACCTTATCTCGTGTTCCTTGCCGTTCAGAACGAGGGGCAAGACATGAATTCGGTTACGAATGTAGCCGTTCTGGGGTCTTCAGTCGACTTAACTAATCTAGATAGGTATACTTTTTCATGCCACGCTCAAACTCGTGGACCTAACTCGTCTTTGCCGGGACTTTACCTCACTTTGAAGTACGGCTCGGACGTAGTCGCCAGCGAAACCGCTTGGTCAAGCGTTAACTTGACCTATGACAACGATCAAATTTTTGCTAGCTTTTATAAACCTGACGCCTCGTTAACCTTTGACAAACTTTGCCTTACTGCCAATAGGGACACGGAGGTCTACAGCGGTCAGCTACAGGGCGTCGTGGTTGATAAGATGGGAATGATAATCGCTTCCAGCACTAACGTGATATCAGTTACCGAGCTGGCTTATGGGCCGGACTGGAGCGACATCGAATTCATCTTTGATCCCCCTGTCGTCTTACCGCCAGACACTTGGCAACGGTTAGGAGTAAAAGTTATCAACGTTAATCGTGCACCATATAATTATGTGCGCCTTCGCACCAATTACGAGCCGTATACTAAGTCGTGCAATGTTCATAACTTTTCCCCTGGAATCGTTTATGCAACTTATGGCGAAAAGGAGCTCTTCTACCGAGCTTATCACACTCCTAATTGGGGGCTTATCGGCTTGTCGCAAAACTTCACGCCTGACAAAACGGGCTTTCTAAAGTCTGTCAAGGTTTACTTGACAAAATATGGGCAACCAAGCGACGGAGTTAGATGTAAGATTGAAGACGCAAGCGGCGAGGTTATGGCAATCAGCACCCTAGTTAATTTTGCCGAAGGGGAGGTCACTTTTCCTTTCAATCTCCCCGTAGGGCAAGGAGAAACCTACAAGATCGTAGTTTATAGGGCGTCGGAACGAGGTTCTCGAGCTCACTACTGGCTTGCGGACTGGTCCCCCGTGCCGGCAACTAGCGGAGCTTTTGGGAGCCTTTACGCCCTATTCGCCGGCGGAGACACTTCTCTGCTTGAAGGAACTTTGCGAACGGAAGTTGTTGTCGACCAAGTTTACCTGGAAGGGATCGATATCACCGATTATGCGAGCAGGATTACAATTGATGTCGGACGGGGAAGCTTCGGACAAAGCAAAAAAGGTGTGGCGGACATCTTAATCCGAGACCCGGACGGCGCTTTTTCGCTAACTAACGGGGACAGTCCTCTATACGGGCTTTTTGACTTGAGAAGCAAAATAAAAATTTCTTTACTGACCGATGACTTAATAAAAATCCCCCTCTTTACTGGATACGTTACGTCCTTCAAGCCTCGCTTCACAAGGGGGATCCCCGCAAAGAACATTTACCTAGAAGACGCCTTTTTTGACCTGGAAGCTACAAGCATCACCTTATCAGCAGAAGCCGGGAAAACGGCAAGTCAGATCGTAGAGCAGGTTTTGTTAGCCGCCGGCTGGCATTTAGGGCTCTATGAAATCGAAAGTGCTACCGACGAGCCCGCTCTCGGAGCGGCAAGCTGGGAAGACGAAAGTGCCCTGGCGATTCTTAATCAGCTTGTAGAAAGCGGCTTCCACGCCCATTATATCACCGCTGACGGAAAGTATAAGTTTGTTCTTAACAAAACTGTCAACTTGCCAACGCTGGCTCCTTTAACGCTAAATCTAGATGAGTCACTTGACGGACAAGCGGAGATTACTTATACACTCAAGGAACTGGTTAACAGAGTTGTGGTCTGGTATTCCGACGAAAATTATGTCGAAGTCAACGATACCACTTCTCAAGGTAAGTATGGAGTCTTTTCGTTAGAAATCGACAATCCTCTAGTAGCTACAGCGAGCTACGCCAACGAACTAGCCGAATACGTCCTCTCACTTTACAAGAGCCCCGTAGCTCAAGTGAAGTATAGGACTGCGGACGCTAGGCTGATTTCCCAATTGAGTTTAGGACAGACCGTGATTATAAAGTCCGACAAGCTCCGCCTAAATGCTCAAGCGGCAATAGCGAACATCACATATAACATCGAAGGACCCCTGGTAGAAGCAGAGGTTTCTTTTACCCCCTACGGGGATATCGTTGACTTATCCGACTACTTTGACTACGAGCCTCAAACGGGTAAAGAATGGCTGACGGCAGACGACTCGTGGCAAGCAGTTTCGCAAACCTTTGTGGTAAAGCGTGAAGGGACGCCCGTCAGGTCTGCTTTGCTGGAAGTTAACTTGTTGGCCAAGAATTCTCTAAAGGGGACGGAGTTTGTCAAAGCAGACATCTTTGAAGTTGACGAAAACTCTCTGCCAACTGGGGATTCTTTAGGGTCGTCAACGGAGCTTACTGTTTCTTCGGCGCCTGACGGGAGGAACTTAAAGTTTACTTTTCCTTCAGAAAGCCGCCCGGTTTTGGAAGCCGGCTCCAGGTATGCGGTGACTTTTCCTACTCCACTTACCCCTGACGTAGAACAGCCTGTCCCTTATTGGACGAACGGGAAAGGCTCTGCCGGACTTCCTAGAGCCTTTTCCGAACTTTTCACGCCGCAGGTGACTGCAGTTTACGTGCGCTTCACGGCGGCTAGTAGTAAGCTGGTAAAAGTGTTCTTACCGGCAATCGTTTTTTGGAACCTTACTAGTCAGCTGACTTGCAAGATCTACACTGTTGATGAAAGCGGTCAACCCGGGACGCTAGTGGGGAATCTTAACTCTGTTCAATGGAGTGGAACGGGCACCTTCCCTATCTTCTCAACACCTAGCCCCATCACTTTGACGTCGGGAAGTGACTACTTTGCTCAAGTGTCGATACCGATGCTATACGATAAGGCGGACGTTAGCAATTTGCAAACGACTTCTTATAACTTGCAGAGCCTGCATTATGGCTTGAAAGGAATCGGCTTTCGTCTGCTTCTCACCAGCTCTAGCTACTTGCCAGTAACTATCCGGCAAAAGGTCTATCCGGCGGGATTTTTCAACGCTTCAACAGAGCTTGAAAGCATAAGGTTTTTCTCAAACTCCTCGTCGGCTTTCCCCAGCGGGACGGTTTGTAAGATTTACCTTGACGATGAGGGACAGCCGGGAACGTTGTTAGGGACGGCAAACCTGACTTATTCTGGATTTGTGCTAGGAGCGTATTGTTATACCGCTTCATTTTCCCCGACCATATCAATAACCACTACACAGCCTTATTGGGTTGTGATTTACTCGGCGAACGGCTTCGGAACCGAAAGTTCGTTTCTTGGCCCCCAAGCAGGCACAGGCGATTCATGGGGGGTCTTTACTGCTACCGATTCTTGGCTAGCTAAGTCCGGAGTGCTTGGCTTTAGGAATCAAATCGGACTTGCCTATTCCTATATCGGTGTTACGGTCTGCCCTTATGACCCCATCGCCCCCGCAAATACGCTCCGGCTGAAAGGCAGTAGCGTAGAAGAAACAGGATATCACCTTCCCCTTCAGGCATTTTACAGCGAGGAGCCACTTATCAATACTTGGAGCATATGGGGAGGAGCAACTTTAGGGGACGAAGTAGCCGGCTATCTGACCGATTCCGGTTGGACGGCACTTTCTGGCAAAAGCTTTTGGTTGAAAGTTCTAGCTAAAGAGGTTGAAGAAACATGACCGAGGAACTTTTTGTCAAGTTGGCGAACTTCGCAGTGGTTGCGGCTTTGATCGGGATCTTATATCGCCTTGTTCAAGACGATTTAACCCGCTTACGAAACGAAAAAGTCGACCAGCGGGTTTGTGTTGAAAGGCACTTGCACCTAGAAGAGCTCTTATCGGAAATTAAGGCGACTTTAAAAGCGCTGAACGAAAAGATAGACAAGTGGGAGGAGTGAAAAAATGCCGACAATAGACTTAAAGCCTATCAAGCTGATTTACTATGCCGACGGACGCAAAGGAAAGTCCGACAAGAGGACTTTCTGGTTGAACATTGACGTCGTTGAATCTTTTGCCGAAGTCGTCGCTAAGTGGGAAGAGCAGGGTGGACGCTTTTGGGTTACGGAGTGCTTGAGAACTATTGAGACACAAAGGCGGTTAAAAGCGAAGAAACCAACTCTAGCTCAAGCTCCCGGCTGGAGCCTGCACGGTCACGGCAGAGCTGTAGATTTTGACGTCCGCAGTATCGGCGGGGAAAAGGAACTGCTTCGCTTTTACGAACACTTGGCCAAGTGGGGCTGGTATACGATATACAATTCTCCTGGCAAGCCTCTGGTCTACCGTCCTCGTGAGGCGTGGCATGTTCAGAGAACCGACCCGCCCGGCTTATCAGCTAAAGAATATCTGACTAGGTGGGCAAAAGCGCACGGAGGGCTTGACGCTCTGCTGAAAATAAGCTATCATAAAATTTCAAGTTAAGCGATAGGAGGGAAACATGACTGAAATCCAGAGTTCGACGGAAGAGCTGGTTCAAGCTTTACGAGAAGCAGGTTTCGTAGTCAGCGGCGCAAAGCTCGAGAAAGCGCTCCGAATTATGACGACGTGCGGGAATAGCTTGGATGGTCTGCTTCAAAAGCTTCAGGAAGCGGGGGAAACACAAAAGGAAAAAGTCCTATTATTGCTATTACTATTAGCCTTTTTAAGCGGGGAATAACTATGAGCTCAAAAAACGTAAAAGTCAGGTGGGGAAAGCTGATATCACGTAAGTTTATCGCCGCTTTGCTAGCTGTAGTGATTCCGATCATCAATGCGGCGGCTGGGGCCCCGTTAGATACCAACGAGCTGATAGCGGCCATTGCGGCGCTCATATCTTATATCTTCGTCGAAGGGGTCGTCGACTACAAAGGCGTCGCTTCAACCGGTCAGCTTCAGCAAATTTTACAAGAAATAACTGAAGCCTTAAGCCAAATAAAAAGGTCTCGTTAGGCGTCCTTTTCTTCTCCTTTCTCCAGCGGCCGGGTTCCCTCCCGCCCGGCCGCCGTCCTCCTGTTCTAATTAACTTTTCTTACTGTATTCATCACTCCCCTTTGACGGGGAGCTGTCTGCTTGGAACTTTAGAGCCAGTCCCGTAGCCTTTAGCGCCTCAAGCGCTTGCTCGAAGCACGAGTCGCAAAGACTCCCTGACCCTAGCCAATGTCCAGGTTCGTAAAGTAGGACAAAGCCTAAAGTTACCTTTTTGGGGTTCAGCGCCAACCCCCCGCACTTGTCACATTTTTTGTAAGTCTCCACCGTCGTCTCCTTTCCATGCGTGACACCGCTTTGCCCACAAGCGCAGGCATCGAGTCTTTAACCCGCTTGGACAAGCGGCGCAGTAGTTGGTGTCCTCTGCTTCGCTTACTGTTTTTCCACAGGGCATGATTAATGCCCTGATGTCTGCTTCGCTCATTTCCGATAAGTCAGCTTGAGATAGTCTCATAGTCCTTCCCCCTTTTCACCAGCCAGTCATATAGACTGACGGTAAGAGCCCGCAAATCCCTTTCCAAACCGTCAGGGATCGGTTGTCGGGCTTCACGAGCCATTTGCAGATAATTCAGGGCGTCGACCAGCTCCGCTAAAGCCTCAAGCATAAGGTCCCGGGAATTTGTAGCAGGGTCGAAAGTTCCGTATTTCCCTAGCCCTAGTTTGAACCGAGCTTCTTGAAGCTTCCTCACTGCTTTTTCGCTCATGACACCCCTCCTTCAGCCCTAAACCATGTCAATACAGTGTCCCTGGTCAAGGGGAAGGTGTTCGGATACCTATACCAGCATTCCCCGCTTTCAGTCCAGACACAAAGCCAAACGGGGACACTGGTCGGCAAAGTCGACAAGAAACCTCTCTGACTAGGCCGGAGTAGTTTCCAGGGTGCTTGAGGGGGGCTTTTCAGCTTCTTTCTTTCCTTGCATTCCACCCAAACGGAAAGCCCGTTTGGGAGAATTATGAGAAGGTCAAAGATTCCGGAGGCTTGAAAAGCGCCTCCATGGGTCTTGAGCACCCAATAACCTTCTCGACGCAGGAATGTCTGCAGATTGCGAACCTTACGACTTTCCATACTTATCCTCCTCTCTTTAGCAAAGCGTCAACATCGGACTTTAGAAGCCGATATCTGGCTTTTTTGCGGTTAGGAAACAATTTGCTGGCTGGCAAAGTCCCGGCTTCTATGAGCCTGTAGACCATCTGCTCGGAAATTCGCAGATATTCTGCGGCTTCTCTGACCGTTAGTAGTTCGGGCGCTTTTACTGTCTGCCTTTTTTCTCTTCTCATCAGCTCCCCTCCTCGTGGTAAGTGCCGTTACTTCCCACTATGTCCGGCATGTCCGCCAAAGTAATTCCGATCTGCAAGCCCGACAAGGCCTCTGCCATAGCTCTGACTGCAGTTTGTTGCTCCGTGCTTAACGGAGCGACGAAGTCAAATGTCACCTGCGAATAGACTATCCCTGTTGAGCTTTTAGTATGTATTAAACCAAACCGAGTTACCGCCTCCTTGACCGTCAGCCCCTTCTCAATCAACTGTAATCGATATCGGGAAAAGTTTGCCAACGAGGTAGGCGGCAGTATAAGAATCCTAGGGAGGATGCTTCCCTCTCTAGCTATAGCTAGGAGTTGAATTTGTTTACACGCTTGACCCCGCCCCTGAAGGGCAGAGCCAAAGCGGCTGAAAGGGCACTTCGCACAGCGCCCTTTGAGTCCGACTACCAGGTCAAGCGAATAGCAGTCAGGGGGTCTCGACTCGCCCGTGAACCCCCCTTCCCAGTAAGTCCTCATCGGCTTGGAATACACTATAATTCCTTCAAAGGTCGGCAAGTATTCCCCCTCGTCAAGAGTCCATACCGTAGTCCCTGCGGCGGGGACTTTAATCTTGCCCAAAGCCCCCCAGGGAATAGGCTCGTGGGCGAACTCTTCCTGAAGCAGGCTTATTGCCTTTTCCAAGATCACAGCGGCAAGAGACGCCTCCTGCCGCACCGCTATAGAGCCGTTGCTTTCTTTAGACTCTTTCATGATAAATCCTCCCTCCTTTGGTCTAATTCTCTCTGCTCACGGAGCAAAGCTTCAAAGGCTACCTCTGCCGAATCTATCGTTATTAGCAGATAGTGGCAAGCGCTAGGAGCTACCCCTTCCAGCAACCTTTGTGCTTCACGCAAGCGCCCCAGAGCTCCTTCCAGCATATAGCCGGCGGTTACGATTTTCTCTTCACTAGTCATTCTCATCTGTTCTTCCTCCTTTGTGTCTAACGGTTATTTTTTTACTAAGGACATGCCCTATTCCAGGCACATCCTTGCCCTTGGTCAAGGACGCAAGGGTCAACCATTGGATTATAAGCTCACCTCCTTTCCGAACAAACGTATCAATTTCCTCGGGGGTCAGATTGCTTAACCTAACCCCCACTTTCCCCATTTTTTCTGGGGGGCAATTGTTTTTTAGCCACTCCCAGGCTTGAAAGTGGTCTTTTATCGACGGGATAAAGACGGGGCGCACCGATAAAGTCACCCCGTCAGCCGTCGTGACCGACCTCATCCCCTCCGAGGTCAGTTCGTCAAAGATGATTTCGGCGAGGGAATTCTTCTCCCGCCCTACCTCTTCCAGCTCTTTCTTGAGCTGGGCTTCTCTGTCGACTAATTCCAAATACCTGCTTATCAGCTCTTCCATTATTCTTCTCCTTTCTCTTGCAGTTCCTGCAGGACTTCGTAAATGGTTTCCTGCAAAGTTCGTTTTGCCTTCAAGCACCGCAAAATCTTTTGTTCAACGGTGCCAGCAAGGTACAAAACGGACACTTCTACAGTCCTAGTCGCCCCCTGCCGGTGAGACCTGGCTATAGCTTGCTGGTATAGTGCTAGGTCATCGGTTAAATCGAAAAAGATTTGCCGAGGGGCAAATTGCAAGTTCAAACCAATCCCCCCTACCCGGGGATTGACGACTAGGATTCCTGCTTTTTTGTCCAAGAACCTCGAAACCCTTTCATGTGATGTTCCTTCAACGACGGGGAACCCCTTTTCAAGCAGATAGCGAGGAAGGGAACTTTGTATCGCTTGCCATTCAACCCAGATAATCGTGGGCACTTCAGACGCCTCTAAGAGCTCTACTAGCGCCCGGGTCTTAGTTAGGCGGTCAACGGGGATCAGAACTTCAGCGCTTTGCTCGACGCTTCCAAATGCGCTGTGATAAACGATCCCGTCGCACGCGGTTCGTAAGCCGGCTAGAATTTTACTGGCCGTTAAAAACGAAATGAAAGCGTTCTGCGGGCTATTTATGCGATGTTCTCGAACGATTTGATTGTAAAACCCCCTTTCTTCATCTGAAGGGGGGAGGGGGCATTCCTCAAGAACAAGGGGCAGGTTCATACCCACTTGTTCTCGGGTAATGATGAGCGTATAAGGGGAAACCCTTGCCAGGATTTCCCTTTCTGCGCCCGGCTTTGGGGCGCAGATTTCGTTAAAGTGCCCTACAGTGAAGTATTTGTTCTTAAAAGCCCACCACGACTCCGGCCATACCCCTAGAGGCTTATAAACCCCGTAGGTATCAGCCAAAGAGTTTGTGATAGGCGTCCCCGATAAGACGTAGACCCGCCCTGCCCTTTTTGAAAGGGCAAAGGCGGATTTTGTTCTTTGCGCCGTCCAATTTTTGACAAATTGTGCTTCGTCAAAAATTAGAACTGGAATGTGGGTGGTGCAAAGCCTGGCAAACTCTGCCAGGCGGGAATATGGGACTATGAGCCAGTCAGATTGACTCATAGCCCATGCCTGCAGTTGCAGGGTTCTCTTATTCCCCGTGAAAAGCCGAGGAGGGGCATACCCCCACTTTGCCGCCTCGGCTTCCCACGTCAATAGGGTTGTCAGAGGGGCGACAACTACCCCCCTAGTCCCAGCTAATAGCTCCAGCCCGACACGGGTCTTTCCTAGCCCAGTGGCCAAGAATAACGCCGCTCGGGCTCTAGCCCGGGCGAAGTCCACCGCCCGGGCTTGCCATGGTTGCAAGCTCATTTTTTTACCCTTTCGTCTTTCAAAAAAAAGGACGAGGAATTATTCCTCGTCCTCATCCTCAATGACTAGATAATTTACTTTAGCATCTTCTGAACACTCATCACAAACAAGCAAGCATCTTGCTTGCCGGTCGAGTCCATACTTCGAGCCCAGGCGGGCTCGGAGCTCCTGTATTGTTTCCGCTAATTCGAGGAGCCGTGAAAGCTCCTCAAATTCCTTTTCGCCTAGTTTGTAAACTCTTTTTCTCATTTTCTTCTCCTTTCTCGTTTTTTTGTTTTTTGTTTTTTTGTTTTCTTGTTTTCCTCTCTTTTCTCCCTTTTCTCCCTTTTCCTCTCTCTCTTTTTCTTTTTTTTCTCTCCACCCCCCTTTTCTCCTCGAGCCCCTCATGGGCGGGTGAGGAATCTAAAAGTGAATATGCCGTCCACAAACCGCAGAAGCTTTTCCGCTTCTGCGTATTGTTTCCTTTTCCTTTCTTGTTGCCGCCAAACTTTCCTAAGCTCTTTTACCCTCTCGAGATCGTCGACGAGGTCGTCGACGTCCTCGAGTCCTATGAAAATCTCTTCGCTCCAGCGCCCCGACATCATAATGTGATGCCATTCATACCCTCGAGGAGCATTCACCCCCCCCTGTAGCGCCTCGTCCTTCAGCAACCTAGGGATGCGAAGCCCTAGCAGGCTGACCGGGAACCGGCCGCTCGCTATAGCCTCTTTCCCCCGGGTTGACAAGATGCGACCGCCAGTTTGAGCGGCGAACCAGCTCGCCACTCTTTCCATGGCGGACGCCCCCGGAATCCTCGGCTCGGAGTTCAGAGAAACTATCAACTCCCTAATTCTGCTCTCGATGTCCTCTTTTTTACTTTTTGCCGTCATTTTTTCTCCTCCTCTCTTCGTCCGTTCTATTATATATTATAACATATTATTTTAGTTTGTCAATCCCCCCAGCGATTTTTTTTCATTTTTTTTGATTTTTCGACGTAAATGGTTGAAAAATAAAGGAAAAATTTTTTTATTTTTTTTCATTTTTTTTCTGCGGCGCCCCAAAAAACGAGAAAAAAACGGCGCTGTCAAGGAAAATCTGACAGTGCTCTCGCTCTAATCTTGTCGAGCCCACCCTGACAGCCAGTAGCTATGTTTCTTGTCAAGGGCGGATTTACAAACAGTCAGAGCAGGCTCTCACGACCCTTCAGCCCCACTCCCAGATAAAAGCGTCCCTGGGCGGCTCTCACAAACCGGAAACGATTTTTTAGCAGATTATGGAACTTTAACGGAGACAGAATGTTCTTCGCTGGAACCTTTTCCCCTTCGCACCAGCTCAAGTAAGCGGAATACA